CTCTCCGTAATTGTATAGACGAAATACTTAAATTCCTGTCCACCGAACAGCACAGCCAGACAGATTTTGTCGAGATTGTGTACAGCCGCTTCATGCACAAGTTGAGCGTAATCTGCCGGTGGTATTCTGCCCGTCTCAAAATCAAATTTGTTTCGGACCGACGCATTGTAATTCTTTGCTTCGACAAGCATTTTTCCATCGACCGTGATCCCGTCAAAATGACTTCTAAGCCAACTTTCTTTGGGATGGGTAAGAGCGTAATCGGCATCTTTAATCTCCTGTTGTAAAGCGTTTTGAGCCAGTCTGAGTACCACTGGTTGCATAACATGGCCCATCTGCACTGCTTCTACTTGTGACAGGTCTGGAATTTCCATTTTGCCTTGTTTAGTTAAAATAGCGTCAATGGCTCGACCATTAGCGGCTTTGCGAGAATCACCGGACCACCAGGCACTATTACGGACTTCTGGTGCAAAATCTTGTTGGTCATTCATGTGTTTTTCTCCTTGAGTTTGGCATCTCTCGCCTCAAGATATGCAGTAATGTCCAGCCAAGTTTTTTCATCCAGTTCGATTTCTTCTTCATCCGTCAGCCCTACCCGTTCTTTGCGTGGTGGTGTTGTGTAGAGTGGAACACAGTCGGGACAAAAATCGTTCATCGCTTCTGGCTCAATAAACTTTTCATCGTCCTCACCTTTCTTGTGCCAATATAAAACAGGCTCTTGTTCAGGCTCTTGCTCAGGCTTGGATAACTCTTGGCGCGGCGGTGCTAAGTCAATCACGGCAATCATTCGCTGTAAGTCAGACGCATACACCGTTGCCTTGCCATCATGCACGCTCATGCCTTTTGGGTTGATTGCCGAGTCAATAGCTTCTTCAATACGTTTTCTCATAAAAGACGGAAAAGGAACAACGCCTTGCTCAGGCTTGGCTAACTTAGCCGCTACATATTCATCCATCATTTTGCCGATGTCACCCCAGTTTTCAGCGTGACGTTCAATTAAATGCCAAGCCACAGCACCGTCAAGTTTTGCCCAGTCCTGCGATGCGTCCTCAATGTTTGGAGTCAGGTTGGCTAACTCAGCGTTAATTGCATCAATAACACCATCAATCTCAAAATATTCATCTGCGTATGCGCCACGTTGCCAAGACTCAATCAAATACAACACTTCTTTTAATAGTTCACGGTTCATTTGTTATCCCTGTAAGCATTGACAAAAAATATGGCGGTTTTTATTTCACTCAGGTTCTGCCAAAAATAAGAACCGTTACATTTAAATTCAACACACAAACCTTCTGTGCTGTCGGTAAAATTAACTACTGGCTCAGGTTTGGCTAACTCTGCTTCTATCCTGCGAATGATGTTTAAATAATATCCAGTTTGCCCTGTACCAAACTCTCTACCAAGCATTAACGAACGCATTGCATCACGGGCGAGTTGTAATAGGTCATGTTCTAAAGTCATTTTGTCACCCCCGCTTTAACAATTGCTGCTCTAGCTGACTCTACTGCTTGCGCCACCTTATCGCCTCGCTGATACGCAACATCCATATCAATAAGAGCTTTCAACGCCTCAACCAACTCAGTATTCACCTCATGCAAGCGGCGGAGTTCGGCGGCAGCAGACACGCAATTTTGAATGCGATCTATGCTGCGAACATCAAGCGAATCTAGAAATGCTGCCAAGCGCAACGCTTCGGGTTGTGTGTTCATTTCGTTACCTCGTCACCGAAAAAGTCAATGTCAATATCTTCGCTAGGTTCGGGTAGCCTTTCTGCAATGAAATAATTAGCCTTCAACTCACGGGCCGCGGCTAGGGCTGATTTATGGTTCAAATGATTATCATATCCTGGATATGCAATATATTTTTCAAGCGCACCAATAATCAAATCAAGTTTGTCTTTCATGGTTTACTCCTCGATCTCGATTCTTATCATGGAAGTAACTCTCCGCTAACAAGGTTTCCGTGCCACCCGCAACGATTGGAGCAATTGATGCTGGGTGTTAGCGTCGGTGTATCTAAATTTCCGTCCCAGTGCCAAACTGGATGATCGGCAGGAGCCGTTGAGATACGCACGATACATCTATCAAACCGACCGCCACGGCACGGCAGTGCAATCGCTGACATATCGGCATTAAACGCAAATTCGTCTGGTTGATAAAGATTCATGTTTTCAGACTGATCTGCTCGTAACTGTTGGTGTGTGCGTTCGCTTCTACGTAGTTTCATAATCACTCCTCGATCTCGATTGGATAAGCCTTGCCGCCGATTCGTTTGGGGTTGTCCCATTGTTTTGTATCGTTTGCAAGCAATTCATATTTTTTGTTCATTTCGTCACCTCGTCTAGTGCGTAAAGTGGTGTTCCGCAACTTGTTTCCCTATCGCTGTACGAAGGGCCATCCATTGACCAATCCATCCACGCCACAGGTTTCATATCCCGCAGCTCACGGGCGGCGTCTAATGCTTCTTTTCCAAGGTCATAAAAGCTAGGCGTAAATGCAATATATTTTTCAAGCGCACCAATAATCAAATCAAGTTTGTTCATATCAATGCCCCATAAATAATTAAACAAAATGCGCCAGCCGTAATGAACAAATAATCCACGGGGCCTAGTGAATATCCGCCAATGTAAATAAACGCAAAACCTGCGATGTTCCAAAAATGTTTCATGGCTTATCCTTTAGTTGTCTGATTTCATCAATACAATCACTAACCTCTAGTAAACATTGATTGGTCTGCTCTAATTCCAACTCTTCAAGCAATCTAATCGCTTCTTCTAACGCATCAGCACGGACTAGGGCGGCAAAGCGTTCTAACTGATCTGGAAATGAGTACACGATATATTTTGTCCCCAACGTGCCTATTTCAGTAATTTCCATCCCCGCTTGTTTAACAAGTTTTTCCAGTCGCTTATTCATAGATATTCTCCTCCAGAACATACTGAGCAACGATCTTGCCTGATGGCGTAATCATTGACCTGGTGGTGATGTTGTGGCCCATATCCTTTAGATCACGAATACGGGCTGCTAGACGAAAACACCCACAACCCTCTAATGCTTCTAAGGGTGTAAGTGGTTTCTCCTTCAGAGCTGCGAGAATCCACTCATTCTGTGTCATTTTGCTTGACCTCCGAATGGAATTTCCTCAATGGATTCGATTGGCTCAAAATGCTTGCCAGCAGCCCCACAACCAGTCAGGTCCAATGATCGTTCTACTTCGGCAATCAAAGTATTGAACGTCATTTTGCCAGTCACTAAGCTAATGTTCCACGGTCTGCGGCAACGCAAAGTGTCTTGTTCTAAATGCTTGCAATTGATGCAATATTTGCTCATTTGATACCCCTATTGTGTTGAGTTGATAATCATAATTGGTACTACGGTTACTACTGTACAGCATATAATCAGTTAATGCAATAGCTTTGTTGTACTTTCACACACTGATATATTCTTTAGACAATACAAGGTCAACAGTAAAGATGATGACTATATAGTCTCGTCTATTACTTCAACCTTACGGTTGTCCTGGTTCACAACCAGTGCCAATGCTTTATTTATCGGGTGCGGTATATGTAGGCCGCTACTACTTAACATCAATTTTACTTAACCCGTTTATCTCTTGACTTGGCAATCTCAAGCACCCGTTATCCTTGACTCTAGGTGATTCGCTTTCCTCCCACGCAAGCACGAACATGGCTTCTTATTAACGTATGGGGTACGGTTGCGTAAGACAATAAAAAAGCCGCTATGGTGTGCATCTTGGTGACGAATCCCTTGTGAGATTTCCCTTTTCGGGCAAGATACACAACATAACGGCCTGTTTGATCGTCACAATCAACGACTACAATTTATTCGATTATTTTATCTCTGTCAAGCGAGGGCGGTACAAACCCAAACCGTGCGAAGGTTTTAGCAACATTGGTTTCACTGGCCCGAACATATACGAAATCCGTATTGAGCAGACTAGCATTATGCGCCTGGACACGTTGTAAATGTTCTATCTCTTGTTCAAATTCATCCATGATTATTTCCTTTTAATAAATTCCATGCTGTTCTTGCCACTTCTGGAACTTGTCCATTTCCAATGGATTTAAGTCTGTCCACCCTAGCGGCCACCCCATCAGCCACTCGACCCACGTTGGGTTCAACTGTCCACCAGTTTTGTGTTGATTGTCCGTGTGCTGAACCGCTACATCCAGCGTGTCCCAGCTTATTTTTCCGTCCCTGATCCTGCCCCCTATGTAACCCCCTTTGTAATCCCTCGTTGATGGTGTTGGCCACATACGATGGGGTGGTGGGTACACAACTTGTTCTCGCAACGTCGCGTGAGTCGATCTGCCCTGCCTGTTTTTGTCGTACTGCCTCTTGAGTGCTTCTGGTGATCGTGGTGCCAGCCCGTCCATCGCTGTGGGGG